TAAGGAAGAAAGCAGACCAGGAGGGCTGCTTGATAAGGGAGGAAATCAATGAGTTTTTCAAGCTATGAACAAGAATTTGTAATCAACGATCAAATTATTAGCGGGGTATCTTCTGTATCTTTAAATTATGGATCTAGCGTAGAACCATTATACCTCGCTGGCATTGGGTACATAGATAGTTTTATTAATGGGCCAGTAGAAGGAGATCTTTCTATAACAAGATACATGCTTGGCCCTGACATTCTTGCAAACATGCGAGACAATCAAGATCTTACTGGCGGATTTGTTTTAGGAGAAGGAGTTCTTGAGGCAGGTTTTACAAAAGGCAGGGTTATATCTAGAAGAGTAGCTTGTAATATTGGAGACATTCCCACAATCGATAATACTATTCGTGTCTACGGAAACTTTGGCGGAGGAATTCCTGCGATTACTGGAAGCTATCCAGGGCAAAACTCTTCATATGAAGCAATTAAAGTAGAACAAGAAGATAGAAATTATACAATTCCAACACAAGGTAGTATTGTAGTTCAAATTGGTAATAATTATTATGATATTCTTGGCTTTGCTATCGATAGAACTTTAAACATTGAAGCATTATATGCATTAAATAAAGAACACGTTAATACATTAAAAAATTATGAAGCACACGACATTCAAATTATATATCCTATCGAGACAAAATTAGATTTTACTATCTCACAAGAAGATTATAATATATTACAGATGAGGGAGTTGATGGATTATGATACTATAGAAACTGCTGTAGAAAATTTAGATGTATTTATATATGACCCAGAGACTATGGATGAGCCTGTGCAAAACAGAACAGTTATAAATCAATATAATATTACTCGTGCTAAAATTTCATCTGTGAATCAGAATTCAGAAACAGATTCTGAAACCACAGTCAGTTTAAGCTTTGTAGGTTTCGAAACCGACCCAAGAACCCCTGATGTTTACCAGAACGAGACCCCTACTCCCAGCTATGGTACAGATCTACAAGGCGATTTTATTACTCCAGAAGAACAAGCAGAATCAGAAGAAAGAAAGTTTGGTGGTATATGAGCGAGTTTACTAGTTTTAACAGATGCCTTATTGAGCTAGGCGACCAGCAAATATATGCAACCGCTGCAAACTTAAGAATGGCGCCGTCACTTAAAAGAGATGTACGGTTTGATGGATTTAGTTTAAATAAGGTTGGTGCTACTGTTAACGATCCAACTTTAGTTCCTACTGGGCCGCTCAAGGGAAGTTTGTCTTTCGATTTTATTATTTCCGAAGATCATTTTAATCCAATACATACAATATTTGACATAAGTAACTCGATGACAGAGAGTTCTATAGTTATGGGAAGAATAGGCAACTACAGATTTTGGAACGCATATCTTACGAGTTTTTCATTTACAATGGAGCCCTTCCAATTAATCAGGGCTCAGGCTGAGTATGAAATATTTGGTACTATACATGAAATAGGAGATAAAAAGTTAGCAGAAATTCCTGATGTCAATCCCGCAGAAAGTTTAAAGAGTTATGGAGAAATAAGCGCTACAGGAATTGATCTACAAGACGAAAATAATAAATTTGATTTAAGAATGTTGAGCGCAGAGTATTCTGCTAAAGCCACAAGAAGAACAACTTACAGCATTAGAATGAACGAAGGGCCTGCCTCAAGTTTTTCTGGTACTGGGCTTCTGCCGTACAGAAGCGCAATAAGTAACATAGAAATTAATTGTAATATTAAATCAAATAAAATAATTAATTATATAAATCACGAAGGAGTAGTACAAATGCAACACCCCGCTGAGGTTCCTGAAGAAATTGCTGTACAGCTTAATTTATATGGTGCTAAAAAAGAAAATGTATATACTCATGTTAATGATCCCACGAAAAAAATAGACGAGGCAACATATCTAGCGATGTCAGCTGCAGACCAAAGCATGTATACTGGCCCTGCGAGAGAATCAATGCATATTGCATCTTTTGGTTGTAACGGCAAGGTTATGTCTCAAGGGCTTAGTGTTTCAACTGGAGGATATTTAAGTGGAGAGTTCTCCGTATCGCAAATTGTAAGATGAGTAATAAATATACAGGCTTTTGGAACCCGCAGCGCAACTATTATGTTGGAGATATCGTTACGTATTATGATGACGTGGGATATAATTTAACTTGCTTTTATGAATGCACGCAAGACGTATCTTCTGTAAAGAATAATTTAGGATACAGTGGGTGTCCATTGAAAAACTTTCAGATGCCTGTTCTTTCTGGAGGCATAACTCCAGAAGTTATAGATCCCAGTTATTGGAATCCAACGGAAGGGCACAAGCTTGTTGAAATTACAGCGCAGCTTATGTCTGAAACAAATGACTGGACTACATATCAATGGTATCATCCTGATCATTGGACTGGACCTAATGGATCTAATTTAGAAGTACAAAGCGCTTTTTGGGTAAAAAAAACTTTAACCCCTTCTCAATCTAGTATAGATCAAGCTTCAGTTAATAACCAAAGGTTTACCGCAACAAGCAGAACAACTACTAGCGTAGGCTTGTATAATACAGAGAGTACAGAAGAAATACCATTTGATAATATCAGCGACTCACCAGAAGGAGGAGAACTTGAGGCGGATAACTATTATATATCGTCCGTTCAAAACTATAAAGGGTATTGGAATAAAGCTAATGATTATAAAAAATTTGATATAGTTCGGCACAGAGAGAGCAACAGTTTTTATTACGCTAAAAAAGATATTCGTAATTTTAATGACGAAACAGACAGAACTTTTAATTGTGAATGTTACCCTCCAGATGTTCCGTTAGTTGAAAATCATGTGGGAACATTGATATACCGTAGCGTAACAGGCTTTACTCATGCTAATGATGGAACTCCTTTGGTTAACGCTTTCGCTGTAGGCCAGACCGTGCAAATACAAAGATCAAACCAGGTGATCTTGGGCACTTTTTCTATTGCTAAACTTACTAATTCTGTGATGGTCCTTGCTCATTATTCTACAAGCGGAGAGTATTATCACCAAATAACCAAGGAAGATCTAATGCCTGTTATAAGTACTCCAGAAAGTTTAAGAATATTGGTTAAGGTTGTTGAAGATCCCGATGTAGATCCATTTTTAGATAATACGTTCGAGGCAAACTGGACTAAAGATTATTTTATATTCGATCCAGACTACGGATCATCTGTAACATTCTCTTCAGAAAATACAGAAAATGCATACGGCGACGGATACAAAGCTCATCGACCAAAAGGTCCAAACAGTTTAAAGGCAACATTTGATTTAAACTTTACAAACAGAAGCTCGAGGGAAGCTAATGCAATACTTCATTTTATAGAAAATAAACTAGGACAACACGAAGAATCTGGAAGTAGGCAATATACTTTAGACTACGATCAAGGTATAGAAGGTTTTTATCTTGATGGAGCTACATTATTTTTTCCGTATCTTAATACAGAAAACTTGGTAAGAAAATTTTATTGCTTTCAATTTGATCATACAATAGAAACAGAAGATGTTCATAATATAAATTTAAGTATTTTTAATAATAGTACAAGTATTTTAAATAGAAATGATTATATGTATGTTAATCGTCCTGATGTATATGATGAGGATAGAGTATATAGAAAGAATGATGTTGTATATGTAGAGGAGAATGATGGGTACTATTATCATATAGGAGAAGCTAGCTCAAGAGGCGATCCTCCTATTAGCACGCATTTTATTACAGGAAAAATTACATCAATAAATCAAAATATATGGACTCGAGAATTTCACTGGTTTCCGTCTACAACATTTACTGTTCAACATAACCCTGACATTATAGAAATATCTGGTAATAACTCTGCATATACTCAATACTTGCCAGGTAATAAAGTTAATATTAATGTATTAAAATTTACTTTAAAATTTGAAAACAGAAGCGCTGAAGAAGCTTACGCAATAATACATTTCTTGGAGTCGCATTTAGGTTATAAATCATTTCTGTATACCCCTCCAGCCCCATACAATAGGAAGCGGAGATTTATTTGCACAGAATGGACTCATACTTATGCATTTAAAGATAGCCATACTGTATCCGCTAATTTTGAACAATTTACTATAGGACAGAATACGCCATTAGACGACGACGAAATTGATGGCTTAAATGTGTCCGCAGAAAAAGACGAAGCTAGGCTGGTATTTAATACAGAAATAGATTTAAGATCTTCACAAACTCCTGCATCTGGTCAAACTTTTAAACTTAGAAATATAATAGAAATAGAAAATATTGGGGAAAAGAAAGCTGAAAACATAACAGCCACCATAACAGATGACACATATAATAAATTTTCCAAAAGCACACTTGGAGAATACGCCACATCTGCTGGGGGATTACAATCTTTAACTTCTGTAGAGAATTATAATAATTCTGAAACTGGAGTATTTATTTATATCACCGGAGGTACAGTGTTTGCCCAAGATAATCTAGGTAGAATATCACAAATTGATTCCAACAACGGTACTTTAAAGAGTCGATCAAACCCCATAGGCCATCAAAGTCTACATCTATTGCAAGGCAAAACTAATCTAGACCCTGGAGAAAAAATATATATAGAAGTTTCTGCTAATGCATCTAGTTCTGAGCAAAACGAAGCTTATACAGCTAAACTTAATCTACAATATAATACCGAAGGGTCTACAGATTCACAAACTAATTCAGCAGAAATTAATGCACATATAGCGTACGAAAAATCTAAAGAAGAAACTATAGATATAGATATAAATGGTACAGAATTGGCTGGAGATATATATATTAAAAAATATTCTGCAGATTTATTCGCAGAAGTTCACGCTGTAGATCCAACAAATCAAATTGATAATTTTAGAGCAAGCGCAATGAGAGAATCTGGGAAACTAGCAGAACCCAAAAATCAAGAAGAGTTAAATTCTATACTTTTAGATAATGGTGTAGAGGGGATTTTAGTCTTGGGGGTTATTTTTCACGCTGGGGGATGGCGATATGCTTCCGATTTATCTCCTTTTACTTTGTCTGGTATATCTGGATCTAATGGAGATATTTTAGCAATAAAAACTGGAGATAATGCTCGAGAAATGGATTCTTTTGTGGCGATATCTAATGATGACGCAGCTACAATAGACGCTATTATAATAGAAAACACAGGAGTAAATTCTCTTGCTAATATAAATCTTAAATCTATATTAGTAGAAGAGGCAAACGCTCAAGGGCTAACTCTTTCAGATATAAAAACAATCAACTTTAACATATATGGGGTTATATTTTCAGACTCTACTGATCAGCCCGCAATAACATCAGGCTCTGGATTTTTAGCGCATCAAGATGTAAATATAAATATTAAAGAAAATGCTTTTGTTATAGGTAAGGGTGGTAGAGGTGGAGATGGTATGTTCTCTGAAGGTAAAATAGATGAAAATGATGGAAGCAAAACTTCTATTCCGTATTTAACTCCACCACAGTCTGGAGACAAAGGAGGTAACGCTTTAGAAATATCCGAAACTAATGTTCTCGTTAATTTTGTAATAAATTTACCTACAAACGGAGGCATATTTGGAGGCGGCGGAGGTGGTGCAGGAGGTAATGTAGATCAAGATCAATATTTTGATTGGCCTATATCTGTGTCGTCTTTTATAGATTTTAGCGGCGGCGGTGGAGGCGGAGCTGGCATGGGAGAATCTGGAAATATTATGGGAATATCTGGAAATATAAATTCTGGAGGTGACGGAGGAGCAGCAAAAACACACTCTCTTTTGTACGAAATGAAACCTGGAGCTAATGGAGGCGGACCAGGAGAAGATGGTGCAGATAACGACCAATCAAAAATGTTTGCTGTAAGTGGAGGAAAAGCTGGATTTGCACTACTATATTATAGTGGCAATTTAACTATAAATAATCAATCCGCAACAAATTTAAAGGGAGGATCAAAAATTAAGTAATGGAACCTGGAAGTTCAGAAAAAAATATAACAAAAGAAATATTCAAACTAGAGTCAGACGCGATTGTGGAAATGTTTGAAATAGATTTCTCGCATTTACAAAACGATTTTTCTTTTTTAAGCAAAAAACACAAGACAGACCTTGGGCCTGAGCCTGTATATAGATTCTGTGCTTCTGTTAATAACACCAATCCAATTATTTGGCAAGGTAAATCTTATCAGCCGCTGCCAATATTTACTTCAGATTTTGAATTACCTTCTGATGGAAGATTGCCAAGACCAAAACTATCTATAGCAAATCCTTCTGGATTACTATCTACAATTGTTTTAATGAATTATGATTTTCATGGATGTAAGGTAACTAGAAAAAGAACATTTGTAAAGTTTTTAGATGATGCAAACTTTAGGTCTAGAAGTGGAACCCCTACGAACCCAAGTGGCATGGCTGATCCTAATGCTCATTTACCCGATGATATATTTTTTATAAATAGAAAAACAGCAGAAACTAAAGAAAGTATAGAATTTGAATTAACTTCTATGCTGGAAATGGAAGGGATTATTTTTCCCGCTAGAGAAATGTTAGCTGATCATTGTTCTTTTAGGTACAGAGGAGAAGGTTGCGGTTATTCTGGTGGGCCATGTGGAACAGAAACAGGGTCTACATTTGCAAAGTATGGCATCACTAAGTTTACAGACCCAAGAACCAATCAAGTTATACAAAGTAGTACATGGGGAGGAAACAAACAACACTTTTTAGATAGTATAAAATGGGATGTAGATAGGGGTTATGAAAAAGGTAATGTTGTAAACTGGCCAGGCCACAAAGAGCCGTATGTTCCTTCTATATTTGTATGTATTCAAACACATGAAGATCCTTCTCCTAATCCATATATATCTAAAGATTTCTGGATACTAGATAGTTGCGAAAGGACTTTAGCGTCTTGCTTAAAAAGATGGGGAGCTAATTTATCTAATGGAGAGGCTGTGCCTTTTGGAGGTTTTCCAGAAACCGCCAGCTTTAAACATAGATAAAATGTGCGGGTACTCTGATCTACTGCTTGAAGAGATTAAGACAGAAGCTAGATTAAGCTCTGATGAAATCGCTGGCGTAATATTTAAATTTGACAAGTTAATATTTATGAAAATGGATAATCTTGCTAAAGATAAAAGTAGTAATTTTGAGATCGATCCAAAAGTAATTTTGCTTAAAGATAAAATACATTCAATTTTTCATTCTCACCCTCAATCTGATGCACACCCTTCAGAAAAAGATAAGAATATATTTCGCAATCATAACATACCTATTTTAATATATAGTTGTATTTATGATAATTTTGTATTTTTTAATGAGGAAGGGTGTAAACCTATAAAGGTATAAGGTATGAAAAAGATTTTCTTGCACGGAGTTTTTAGGGATCACTTTGATGAAGAGTGGGAGTTAAACGTTGCGTCTCCTTCAGAAGCCGTAGAAGCTATAGATGTTAACACTGATGGTAGGTTTAGACAGATGTTAATTAATTTAGCTCAAGACGGCAACGATTTTGCGATAGCTTCTATAGGAGAAAAGAAAAGAAAAAAAATATCTAAATTTTTAAAAAAAGATAAATTTGACGAAAGTTTATTAAAAGATATATTCTGTAATGACGATACTTTAAAACTTCATTCTAGTGATGATGAAATACATTTTATACCTGTAGTTGATGGTCAATTTATTGTGGCGCCTATGCTTGGAGCTGCAGCTGCGGGAATAGGTGCTGCTGCCACCGCCATAGGAGGTATGAGCTTGAGTAGTATGGCTTTTAATATATTAGCCCCCATAGCTATATCAGGCATCGCTAACGCTTTGTTTCCGTCTCCTAAAGTTAGTGATCAAACACGAAGAACTAAGTCGTACTTGTTTGACGACAGACCAAATACAACCGCTCAAGGCGCGCCGATTCCTGTGGGATACGGAACTCTTAAAATAGGTTCTAATACAATATCATATAATAGAACTAATAAAGATAAGTCTGGAGCTGCTAAAGGCGCGCTAATAGAAACATTTACAACATATAATGTATATGATGTTATTTCTGAAGGTCCAATCGCAGGGCTGTGCGACACCGCTGGAAATATATGTGGAACTAAAAATGATGGGGATATGAATTCATACAGAACCTTTAATGACAATTTAGCATTAAAGTCAATATTTTTGTCAGATATGGCAATTATGAATCACCCCACTCAAACTTTAAATTTTTTGTTAAACGAGAATGACGTTCAACCCACAGGGACTCTTGGATATATGGATGGAAGTCTTGAGCCAGCCTATGGTTTTTTTGTGGCAGGAGAATCTGAGAGCTCGTCTTCTTCTGGGCTTCCTGGGCCAGACAAAGGGTCTAATAGACCACCAGCAGTACTAACTGGATTGCCGACAGTATTCCAAGACGCTCAGGGTAATGGGGCTAAAGTGTTTTCTTACCCAATCACTAGAACTCATACCCAAATGCTTAAAGTAACATTTTCGCCCAAGCAAATGTTTCATAATTGGACGGATCAAAGAGTTAGAAGGGGATTTTTTGGTATTGGTGCGAGATCAAAATCAGTATCTGGCACAAGTGCTATGGAAATTAAAGTCGTAGCTTGCATTAGAGACGGGCCAGCTACTATACCTTTAGTATATCCTAGAGAAAAAGGTTGGGGTGGAGGAGAAGGTGGAACATCATGGTCTTCTACAAGTAATTCTCAAAGAAGGGTAGTAACTTTTTTAAGTTCAGAAAACCAAGCACAAGATCCAGTACCATGGCAAAATAATGAATTGATCTTAACAGTAAAATTTGCGCGAGCAATATTTTTTGGAGATAACTCTGTATTTAGTTTATGTAATAGTATATTTAATTTTATAGAAAAATTTAGATTAGCAATATCTAATACTCAAATTCTAAGTGGATCAAGTAATTTTGCGAATGCTGCCGGTAAAAATTTGATAGAAGCTATAGATGATATTTATGCAGATGATCAATACAGAGATCAGAGGACTAGTACTGGGGAAATATTAGTTGATGTCGTTGCATCTTTACGTACTGGAAAGTCGCCAACTGAAATAGCATATAACTATTACAGTAAAATCATGCCTTTAATTAAAAAAGAAACTTATAAAAAATATGGCATAAGTAATAGAGAAGGATTTCGTGTTTTAGGCTCAGACGGAATGATATATTTGTGTGGCAAGACTCAATACTCTGAAATAATTATTAATGGTATATGTACTAGTCCCGCTGGATTGGATATGCATTTTGCATTGCCTTACTTTGGAGAAAATGAAAGTTTGGTTCTTACTTTGTGCCGTTTGACGAGAGAACTCAGCGACCCAAAAGATCTTAGAGAAAAATCTACAAATATGAGTTTATCTGCAATTACGTCTATGGATGGATTGATGGGCAAAACTATAAAATACTCTCACCCTGGCGTAGCTTGCGTAAAAGTTCCTTTTGATGCTGTAAATTTTCCTCAGCTACCAGAAAGAAATTATGTAGCAAAATTAAAAAAGATTGCCGTACCATCTAATTATAATCCTTTGTCAAGAAAATACCATGGGGCTTGGGATGGTTTATTTAAAGGTCAAACTAAGCAAGATTTATCGTACGGAGGAATCAAAGAACAACACCTTGAGTGGACTGATAATCCTGCTTGGATACTAGCGGATATATTGCTTAATAGAAGGTACGGAGTAGGTTCTTTTGGTTTTACTATAACAGATATTGACATATGGAAACTATATGCTGCCGCTAAATTTTGCGACGAACTAGTTGAAACAGGGTTTCCTTTGGAAAATCCAAAAAGAAAATTTACAAGTACCGCATCGCAACAAAGTAAAAATGTATTCTTATCTACAAAACCTAGCGAAAATTCATTTTCTGTTACAGTAGATTACGATCACACAAACGTGCAAAGCGAGAAAGAAATGTCTTTTATTAGTGAATTTAATTTGGGAAACAGTAATTCAAAATACGCCGCAGGAAGAAAGGTGGCTTTTTTTATGAGCGACGGGTCTATTGAAGAAAGGACGGTCATCAGTATCCACGCCCCGACACAACAGATTAGTTTAGTGGGGCCTAACTTTTGGGATAATGTATCTACAGATAAATCAACAGGAATTTCTACAGGAACTTGTGTTATGTCAGTTAGTTACCCTATTGTAGAGCCTAGATTTTCTGCTAATATGCTCTTTAAAGAAAAAGAAGAAGCTCTAAGAGCTGTAAAAGAAATATGTACTGTATTTAGAACAGTAGTTGCATATAGTGCCGGAAAAGTATCTTTTGCTTCTGAGTTTAAAAAAGACCCCTCAATGATATTTGCAGATTCTAATGTCACGGAAGAAGGTTTTAGTTATGCTGGTAGCCCTAGGACATCAAGAGTTACAGCTTGTAAAGTTAGATACGCAGATAAGTTTGACGGTTTTAAAAGTAAGGTAGAATATTATGAAGACTCTGGTGGAATTGATAAGTTTGGTTATAAGCTAGAAGAAATATTGGCTGTTGGATGTACCTCTAGGGGACAAGCTAGAAGGCTAGCAAAGTTTACAGTACTAGCTCCAAATTTAGAAAATGAATATGTTACTTTTGAGGCTGGAATGGAAGCTTCTTTACTATCTCCAGGCGCAATAATTGAAGTATCTGACTCTAGACGTTACGGAGAAAATGCAAACGGAAGAATTAAAAAAGTACAAACTTCTACAAGATCTGTTTTAGTAGATAAAGTTATGGATGATTTATCTTTTTATAACCCCAGCATGCCAAATGATCCCAGAAACCCTGTAGAGCTTACAATTATGTGTGGAAGAGGCTATGAAATTGTTGGAGAAAATTCAAAAGGAGCTAAAGATAAAACAGGGTTATATAAAAAAATGTTTGGTCTTGCTAAAAATTTAGACGCTTTTGATGTTCAGGAACAAATGTCTATGATATCTGGAATATCTAGACCACAACTATTATACTTTGATGGTTTCGTAGATCATGTATCTAATTCCATAATAGATTTAAAATCTAAATTTAAATTCAGCGTGATCGTTGGCGGCCCAACAATTATAAGTAATGATCATGGGTTGGTAAATGGAGATGTGGTAAGGTTTACAAGCTTTGGTAGACTGCCCACTGGAATAGAATCTAATAAAGACTATACGGTAGTGATCACCGACCCAGATCAACAAAAAAATTCTTTTGACATTTCAGACGGCGGAACAGTAATACAAATTCAAGACTCTGGCTTTCAAGTAGAAACTGGTAATGAATACCCAGAAATTCCAGGAGGGGAACATTACTATTATATCTATGGTAATAATCAAAAGACCTTAGAGAACTTATCAGAAATTCCTACGGGCGCGGTTTGGTCAATAAGAGGATATAAAAGAAATGCTTTGCAGTCTATTCAAGAATATGACACAGCGGAAACAGATTTTATTCACGAACAATTGGGTGGAGAACCAATTCCAGACTCGATATATAGAAAGTCTCCTTGGCTGGGTAGATATAAAATTTTTGATATATCAAACTTTGACAGTTCGTCAACTCAAAAAAAAGTAACTCTAAGGCAAAAGTCTTCAAAGGGTTTAGGTTTAGGAGACATACAAGTCATTATTGATGTTGGCGGATCTTTTGATCAAACCAAGTTTCAATATAAATATAACACACCCAACGCAAGCTGGTTAAAAAGTTTTAGGCTGGGCGGAGATAGAGAAAACGGAGGTTGGCTTAAGCAAATTTCTCAGAATGTATTTTTAGTTCATGAACCAATAGGTTCTCCCAACGTAACTTTAACTCCTAAATATTTTTTAGAAAGAGTAGATTTAGATTCTGATATTTATCATGTTTCTTCAGCAGATGCATCAGCGCTTCCAGGTTCAATTGTACTTGGACAATCTTCTTTTGATGTATCTGCAATTGGCTCAGGTAAATATATTAGAATTTCAAATAGAGAAATATCTGCAAATGATTTATCTGGATTTACTCCTGACACATACAGTGCTCAAAGCTCAATTCAAAATTTTGAAAACGATATGGTTGCTAATATAAACAGCTTTAAAAATGTGGGTCGAATGCAGTATAGAATTGTATCTATCGATGAAGTTGATCCTGGAAAATATAAAATTAAAGCTTCAGAATATAGCAGAGATAAATTTGATCTAATAGAAAAAGATCTAGCTATACAAAAACCAGTATTTCCTATCCCTCCACAAGTTTCCATGGAAGCGCCAGTGGCTCCAGAGATAGTGGAAATAGTGGACCTAACACAAAGTACATAATATGGCATCTTCAGGAATATTTATTAAGTTTAGAATTTTTAGTTTAACTGATTCTTATTTTGCCGTGGGGTCTTCTTCTAGGGGTTCATTTAATAAAAATTTAGGAACGGGAAGAGAACTTTTGGCAGGTAGATCTAGCGCTAATATAGATAACGGCATAGAAGTTTATGCATCTATAGACTTGGGTGGTACTTTTGGTAATTTTAATGTCAGACTGTATGCTGAAAATGAATTAGGTATTAGGTCAGCGTATGATGAAAAAGTAACTCAAATTATGGGTAACGATCTTGGGGATAATACCTTTTCTTTTGCGGAAGTTTTTGCCGAAGATTCAGAAGTTATATCAAGATCTATGTCTGGCACAATGTTTACTGCAGGAAACACTGTGGATCTTAGTTTAAATTTTGCTGGTAACGCTCCTACAATTAGTTGGTCTTTATTTGCTCCTCCAGGACACCCATCGGAGGGCGAGGCTATTAGCTCTAACACTCCTTTTGATAGATTATTGCGGGGTTTTGATTTATGTATATATAGAGAAACTTCTGCTGGTGTTTTTACAAAAGTAGATTCTGTTGCTGAACAAAAAATAATACAAGACGCATTTCCTCAATGGGATTATGATAACGGCAAATGGTGGATAGGCTTTGTATTTGAGATAGATTTTTCAGAAACAATATTTAGAGCGCTTTCTGGTTCGTTTAATAATAGAAAAATAAAATTAGAGCTTACAGCTAGAACTTTAACTTTCGCTGCCGATACAGTAGAAAAAACATGTACATTAAATTTAATTTTAGAAAACGAAAAAACTAAATTACTTTCTCAATTTATTAATACTATTAAAAATGACTTTCATTTCTCTTTTGAGGCTGATGATATAGATTTTAAGAGAGTATTATTAAAGCAATATATTAAGAATGGATTAAGTTCTAGTTGGAGTCTTGCGTCTAAGAAAGAAGTGGCTAATTTATCTTCTGCAGAGAAGAAATCAGCATCTATAGTAGTGCCACAAAAGTGGTCTAATGGACGCTCTGGTTCAGAATATAGAAATCAATATCAATATGTAATTGAAGTACATGATGCGTTTGGGTTATCTGCAGTTTATTGCCCTAAATCTACTGGATTAGTAGAAATAGCTGAAAATTATAGCGTAACTGACACTACGGGTAAAATTTTTGAGTCTACTGTAAAGATAGATAATATTGCAGTAACTCCTGTTCAAAATAAATTTAATGTTTCGTGGGCTCTTACAGACTTAAATGGTAATTCTATAGTATTTAAAGAAGACGAGCTAGATCAGATAGCAGTTATACAGGGTATTGTTGGGTACTTTTATGATGCGTCTGGAACTCATGTGGTCGACGCGTTTAAAATAACCAACGATAGTAGGTTTAACTCAATTGTAAATAAAAATGACTTAAGATTAATAGATCTAAAACAAGAAACATTTAAAACTATTATAGATAATATAACTTTTGAAGAAAATGCTGTAATACAAACTGGACTCAATGGAGGTAACGCTACCGAAGCTAATAGAACTTTAAATTTTAGATTAGCAATTCTTGACGCTGCTGGACAAGTTATTGATGAAGACACGGCTTCTGGGACTAATGCTAAGCCAGTAATTAAAAGAGACGGTACTGGCGGACAGGAATTTAGTTTTGATGTGTTTGATACTATTGGGTCTGTTAAGTTCAATTTAGAATTTAATGAAGAAATTAGCCATATAGAAATTTATAGAAGACCACAACTAAAACCAACATCAACAAAAACTTATGGACAAAAATCTCCTAGTGGAACTGGAGAAGGAGATTATTCTTTAACAGAAGATACGGTAAAAGCTGCCCAATATAATGCTGACCCAGCTACAATAGATTTTGGTGAAGACGCTGGAACAAAAAACAGATCTACTGGCGCCGGATTTAATTTTAAAGAAGCAAAATATTTAGTAAAGACGCAAACGACTGAAGGAGCAAACTCTTTGTCTATTAATGATGACAATCAGTCAACATTGTTTGATGAAAATGTACCTTTGCTTAGAACCTCAGATGCTTCTGGTAAAAAAGTATTAGAAAACTTTACTGAATATGATTATATATTGGTACCTTACGATGACTTTGGTCCTGGAGATAATTTTATTGTAAATCAAGTAAAAGTTGCGAGTTATAAATTATTCAGCAGAAACGACAGAGGTTTTGTTGGCGCTTTAGATACTAGTGCGCCTTCTGCTCCAGCAAGCGGAGGAGTAAAAACATCATTTAAAAACTGGTTTTTAGAATGGGATACTCCAGCTGACGGAGAAAAGTCAATAGAGTATAAAGTTACTATGGTTAGAGATCATAGAACTGCGCAGGATATTGACTCTGGTTCTAACATTTCTTTTACTAAAGCTGCTACCAATAAAGATTATGTAAAATGGAGTCGAGATGTTACTGGAACAGCAGTAAACGATCTTCATATGGCCACTATTTTTAGGGCTGACGGAACAAGGGCTGAAATATCGGTAGTAGAAAATACAACAGATTCTATTTATTTAGATAGAAGGATCACAAATATAACTAATACTTCAGGAGTGTTAACTTTAAATGGATTTAATTCTTCTTCACCAGCATCTCCATCAAGCCCTACTAATTATGTTACAGTAGAGCAATTTATGTGTTCTACTACTTCTCTTCAAATCGAAGGAGAAACAAATCAAACGGGATATTTCTTTATTGAAGCTATAGATAAAGCTGGAAATCGTAGTGGGTTTTTAGAATTAGATGCTGGATATACTTTAGGACAAACTAAAGTTACAGATATAGCAAGTTTTGAACAAGACATCACTGGAAAACTGCCAGGGGCTGTAGCTCTTGTGCCAAGTGATCCTTTTTCTGTATCTGGATCTGATTTATCTTGGAGTAATCATTTTATATATAAAGATGGAGAGGCGCATTATATTCCTGCAGGCTCTATTAGTCTAACAAAAGAATTATTTGTGGGAACTGATATTCCTTCTTCGGTGGTAAGCGGCCATGATGAGTGGGCTAACGCAAATGCTAATAGATTTATAAAATATATATATTGGAATAAAGATGGTGGCTATGATTCTGCTAATCAAGAATTTAAAAAAGCTGTAGACGCAACTGATGAAGCTGCATGGAAGAAGCTAAATGACGTTGATCAGAATATTACATTTCAAACTCAGGGATATTATTCTTTTTCAATGTTTAATCCTTCAAGCGCTGCATATAATATAAGTGATCTTGGAAATAGTTCTTTGTATAATGGATCTGGATTGACTCATGAAGATTATTTTGGATCTAATCCTGTAAAAAAAGATTTAGATCTAGAAGTTTTTAACGATAATACTTGGAAAAGCCATAAAAAATACGGCGCAGGAACAGCTGTATCTACTGACCCTGTAAACGTTGGAATAAGAAAACATTATGGTATACATATGCCTTTGGAGGCCGCAGGAGAAATGAATTCTCATGGAGAAAGAACTTCTCTTGTTGGGGCAAATTCTAAAGACTCTTCGGGAAATCCTCAGTCTGGATCTATAGTAATTGCTAGAGTCAATAAAATAGGAACTTCGTATTCTGTGTCATCTGCGTGGCACGCCTTCGCTAATGCGGTAATTGGCTCTGCGATGATAGACGAAGCTTCTATAAAAAGCGCTCATGTCAACGACCTTACGGCCGACACAATTACAGGAGGAACAATACAGGGTCATGAAATTATTTTAGGACAAAAAGCAGAAACCGCAGTTCAGCACTCTAATACAATCTCAGGAAATTCTCCAGGTGCTAACGAAAATAAATTTAGTAAATACGGAATAATTAAAAGTGAAAACTATGGCGGTATATATGGGGGATATCCTGGTTTTTGGATAAACGGAGACGGAACATTTTCTTTTTCTACTACATCTGGTAGTTCTTTAAGTTTTC